CCACCACCGCCGCCGCCGAGGATGCCGAGCATGCTGCCAGCCATCATGCCGCCGCCGATGGTGCCCAGGATGCCGGTGAGGCCCTTGAGCAACCGCTCGAACTCGTGCAGCGGTCCGAGGAGGTTGCTGAAGGCGTGCTCGGTGTCGGACAGGGCCTCCTGGAGGGCGTTCTCCGACGCCAGCCGCTGGGTCATGTCATCTTCGCTGTCGCCGAAGAACCGCGCCTCGCGTCGCTCCGTCGTGGTGTGGAGGCGGCTGACCGCCAGGCCGGCCGCGTTGCGCGCGTTGAGCCCGATCTTGCTGAGGTCCTCGGTCCTGTCGAAGTTGATGTCGCGTCCGCCGGTCCCAGCGACCTTGCGGAACTGCATGTTCTGCATGCCGGCCTGGATGGCGGTGTCGATCGCTTCGTCGGAGAGCCCGTAGATCTGCTTCATCCGCGCCCGGTGCGGCGAGCCCGGCGAGCTGAGGTTCGAGTAGTCGATCGCGTTCAGCGTGACGTTGTTGCGCTTCTCGTAGTCCTTGATGTAGTCGAGGCCCACCTTGAGTGGGTTGTTCAGGATTCCGTTGTCCCGGTACGACATGATCCCCAGCGCCCGAGCCCGGTTGGAGACCATCGGGGAGGCGAACTGCCCGACCGTCGCCGCCGCCTGCGTGGCGTCCATCGAGCCGCCTGAGGCCTGGACCATGCCGCCGACCGAGCCCATGAACTGCTGCGAGCTGGCCATCGTCCCACCGAACCCGAGGCCGATCTGCTGCGCCGCCTGGACGTTCTCGCGGGAGCCGAGGAACTGGTAGGTGCCATGACCGCGGCCGAAGCGGTTGCGCTCCATCTCCTTGTACAGGTCCGGCCCGTACATCGACGCTGTCCTGACGTCCGACGACGAGATCGGGGCGCTCTGTTGGAGGTTGCGCTGGAAGCGGTCGCCGATGATGTCGACGCCCCTGTCGAGAACGCTGGCGACGCCGGACGCGATCATGCCGCCGCGCATGAAGTTGAACCCGCCGGGGCCGCGCACCGCCGCCGTCGGCAGGATCGGTCCGCCTCCGCCACCACCTGGGGCCATCTGGTTGGCGACGTTGGCGACGAGGCCGGCACCTGGCGTGGGGCTCTGTGAACCGGCGGCGCCGGTGGGCGTCCCCTGCCCGACGCCGCCCCCGCCCCCGCCACCACTGCTGGCGAGCTTGTTGATCGACGCCATCTCGGCGCGGACCTTCTTGAGGACGTCCAGCAGGCCGTTGAACTCACCGGTCAGCTTGCGGACACCGTCGGTGGTGATCTTGGCGGCCAGTCGCCCAGCGACGGCCTGGCGCATGTTGGGAAGGCGGAACCCGCCGGCGGAGGTCCCGCCTAGCGACCCTGCTGCGAGGTCTGGTTCATTGCCTGCCACGACGCGATTTCCCTTCTCCAGTTCAACATTGCTGTCCAGTACCGGCGCTCACGGACAGCCATCGCTCTCACATCGCTGATGCTCATCGAGTACTCGTGCACGAGGCGCTCGTACTCCAGGAAGATCACCTGGTACGGGTTAGAGGAATAGAAGTTCGGCCCAGCTGAGCTGGAACGGCAACTCGACGCCGCACTCTGGACAGGGCACTTCAACCTCCTTGAACTCCACGCGCGGGCCCTTGCCCAGCGCATCGATCAGCGTGCGCCGATCAGCCATCCCGAGGTTGCGGGCGAAGTCAATGGCGTTGCGGATCACCTTGCCGTCGACGGACTCGATGCAGCGCCCGAGGAGGAGGGTGTTGCGCTCGCTGCTGTTCTTCCCAGCGACCTCCTTGCCCTGGAACAGCGACATCTGGTCTTCGCCGTTGGGGTAGTGCAGGTGGATGACGGAGCCGTCGCGCAGCGTGACGTCGGTGTAGGGATCGTCGTCCTCCTCCAGGCGGTGGATGTCGATGACACCGCGGATCCCGACGTGAGCGTTGAAGGTCTCGCCGCACTCCGGGCACTTGACGTCCTCGTACTCCTTCTCCTCGCCGGTGGTGGCCAGGATGATCTCCAGGAAGATGATGTCGCGGTCGCCCATCAGCAGCTGGCCGAGGTCCTTGGGCGTGGGTACGACACCACCGATGGTCTCGGTGGCTCGCTTGATGATGAGGTCCATCAGCAGGACGTAGTACTGGTCGCCCTTCGAGGGGTCGAGGCGCGCCAGCGCTTCCTCGTCGGAGCCGTTCAGCTCACGGACGGTGACCAGCTTGCGCCGCTCGCCGTCGATCTCGACGCCGTAGGAGAGCGTCGCCATCCCCGGGTTGGGCACCTCGATGAGCGGGACTTCCGGCCGCCCTGCCTCCTCGAAGGCAGCCGCGAAGGCAGTGCGGTCGGAGTCGGAGAAGGCTTCGGGGTCGAAACCCTCCCCTCCTTCGATGTCAGTGTCGATGATCTGGGACATGGATGCTCCGTGTATGGGTCAGAGGGTCAGAGGGTCAGAGCGGGAACTTGCCGCCGGTCTCGCCGCCGAACAGCGGGACCCAGCCCTCGTGGTGGATCTGCATGGTCGAGACCATGATCGAGTTGTCACCGGCGTTGAGGTCGTTGAACTGCACCGAGCCCGGCCAGGCGTTGTAGACCTTGATGCGCATGCCCGCCGACTTCAACGACGTTGGGCTTCCTGGCCCACCCTGGCTGTACTTGGTGGTCGGGTGGACAAGGACACTGATGATGATGTCGCAGCGGAAGTCTGCGTCCCACTCGGTGTTGCCGCCACCGCTGATGACCGAGAAGACGTGCTTGAACCACTCGTAGCCGGCGTTCTTGTTGTCCATGAAGACGCCGCTCACGAACGAGAGCGGCGAGAACTCGGACTGACCGGGCATCTTGCGCGTCGTGGTGTTGTCCCCGCCCTCGCGGTAGGGGATCATGTCGGTCTGCACGCCGAGACCGCCGATGGAGATGAACCCCATCGTGGCGAACGGCTTGAGCACGCTCTCGTTGCCGACGAACTGGGCGCGGAACTTGAAGTTGCGCAGCGGGTCGCGCTCGGACGGCTTCGTCGTGCGGATTGGGAACTTGGTTTCGAGGGCGTTGATGGTAGGCATGGGTTCCTCCTCAGATCCCGGCCGTCGAGACGGTGGTCCCGCCGTCGTACTGACCGATGGTGATCACGACGAACTCGGCCGGCGCCGTGAGGGCGATGCCGCACTCCACGTTGACCTGTCCCTGCTCGATCATGTTCGGTGTGTTGATGGTCTCGTCACAGGTGACGTAGAAGGCCTCGTTGGCCGTGGCGCCCTTGAGCCCACCGCTCTGCCAGAAGGAGGCGAGGTAGGCGGCGCAGACCGAGTACAGGCGCTCCCACAGGCGAGCGTCGTTCGACTCGAAGATGGCGAACTCGGTCAGCTGCTTGAGGTTGCTGCCGATCTCGATCAGCGACCGGCGGTTGCTGATGTACTTGTCGAGCCCGAACATCTTGAGCGTGCGACCACCCATGATGGCGAACCCGGACCGACCGGTGGAGCGCCCGTTGACGTAGCGGATCGCGTTGACGTGGTTGTTGTTGAGCAGCGTCAGGTCGGCGTCGGTGAGCTTGCGCTCGGACTGGCTGGCGCCGGCGACGATCATCTGCGTACCCGCTGGTGTGCGCCAGGCGCCGTACGCGGCGTCGGTCGACAAGAAGGCCCCCACGACGGCGCCACCCGGGGGGTGTAGCGCCTGCCGCCCGCCGGCGGAGCCCAGAGCTGGCATGTACAGCCAGGGGTAGTACACGCCGGCGAAGCTCGGAGCGGAGGCCCCGAGTGACCCGAGGGCGAGGGTCGTGTTGACGTAGTCGACGATGCCTCCCACTCCCGTCGTCGGCGGCATGTTCGCCGGAGAGTCGACCACGACGAAGGTCGTCTGCTGATTCGAAGCTGCAGTGATGGTGTTCTTGAGGATCGTGCCGTCGGTCATGTTGGGCAGGTTCAGGATCAACGGCGAGTCGATCTCGTTGAGCTGGGCGACGGCGTCCCCGTAGGCGGTGGCGGCCGTGTAGCCGCCGCTGTAGGTGCCGTCAGCACCGAGGGTGAAGTCGTTGCCGCCGGCGCCACCGGGCATCGGGCGCGTGGCCGGCGTCGCCGGGTTGTAGCTCTGACCGCTGAAGGTGACGTAGACCGACCCGGCGTTGCTCGGAACGTTGGCGACGGCGTAGAAGTAGCGGGCGTCGTTGGGGTCGAGCGTGACGTCGATCCACTGGTCGAGCAGCCACTCGGTGTTGCGCTTCTCGTCGTCGAAGGTCGGCTCCGTCGACGGGTACCGGAAGACCGCCACGTCGAAGCGCTTGTTGGTCGCGTCGCGCGTCGTGACGACGAGCTTCAGCTCGTTGCCCCACGCTCCCGGGTTGGAGGCGGTGGCCGTGAACAGCGGCGTCTGCGCAGCGGGGGTGCCGATGACGGTGGTGTCGTACACCTTGTGCGTAGCGGGAACCGCACCGGTGCCGGGGATGCGCACGATCGCTGCTGCGTTGCCACCGTTGGTGTAGAAGTCGTTGACGGCGTTGTGCAGGTCGGTGTAGTTCGAGCCGTAGTGCCGGGCGAACTCGGCCCACGAGTTCACGATGGTGACGGAGAGCGGGCCCTGGTGGGACCGCCCGATGAATGCGCCCAGTGTCGAAATCGTTCCACCGGGCACCGCGCCTGGCTGGAACGCCTTCTCCACGGTCTGGACGCCCGGGTAGTAGAGGTCGGTGGGCATCTAGGTCCTTCTCTCGGAGAGGGGTTCAGTGACTGTGAGCATTCAGGGCGAAGGTGGGGCCTCGTGGTCCCACTCGTCCATCACTTCGTTTCCGAGGATGCCCTTGAGGGTCCCGTGCACCTTCAGCACCTGGCTGAAGACGAACGGGTTCTCGGGCGGGAGATGCGCCGACACGACGACATGCCAGATCTTGCGGAAGATCCGGTTGGTGCTGTCGCCAGCACCTTCGTTGTAGTTGGCGGTCGCCCAGTCGACGAGGTCCAACCACCGGTTGGACTGATCGGCCGGGACGTAGAGCCAGCCCCACCGGTGCGGCGTGAACGCCGTGGTGAGGAGGATCCGGGTGATCTCCAGGTCATGGCGCGCGCTGCGGGCGTGCGTGGCGATCTGGAAGTGGAGATTGTACGGGTGCCACATGACGGCCTCGGGGGTCGTCGGGCCGTCGGGGTCGTAGTCGATCCCGTAGGCGTCGGCGTACTCGGCGAAGGTGGCGTACTCGCTGGGCCAGTAGTCGATGCCGAGCACCTGCGCCGAGTGGGCGCGGTCGGCGGCGAACTCGATGTCGATGAGGTCGATCGAGATGAACGGGTACTGGCGATTGACCTCGGCCATCGGGTAGCCCCAGCGCACGTGGACGCGGCGCTTGCCGTTCTGAGCGTTGGGGTCGGTGACGTAGAGGTTGGAGAGCTTGGCCTTGAGCGCCTCCTCCTCGGCGAGCAGGAAGCCGCGGTCGGGGATGGTGTCAGTCGGCACTGAGGGCCTTCGTCATCTCCTGCGAGGCCTGCAGCGAGGCGGCGACGATGGCGCGACGCACCTTGGCCTGAGGCGGCACGCCGGCGCTGCCGTACTCGGCGTCGTACTGCGCCTGGTCGAGGGGGACCTCGAAGGCGCCGTCGGCGAAGCGCGCCTGGCGGGCCAGCTCGGGCCCGGCGATGCTGACGAGGCGTTTCTCCAGCACGTCGGCCCCGGCCCGGAGCGCCTGGGCGAACACTTCCAGTGTGTCCTCGTCGCTGTGGCCAATGGCGACAGCAGCGATGAAGTCATCGTTGAATTGGAAGAGGTCCACTCGGACTCCAGGCTGGGCAGATGAGGAGACCAGACGCATGCCTGGCCTCGTCCGCAACCGTAGTTGGAGGGGTCCGAGCTGGGCGGTTACCGCCGCCGGGCTGGGTTCAGCGGCGGCACGATCGAGCCCGTGAGGATCTCGTGACCGCCGACGTAGTCGGTGAAGGCGTCCTCGTCCTGGTCGTCGTCGGTGCCGAGCCCGCCGCCGGTGCCGTACGCCTGCTCCCGGTAGAAGGATCCGAGCTGGTTGACCAGGTCGCCGGGGATGTGGTCGAACACGAAGTCCTCGTCCGGCGAGACCCGCTCCGCTTCGACACCGATGATGACGGAGTGGCCGCCCATACGCCCACGGATCTGGTAGGCGTTGACCGACCACAGCGTGCGGTGGAACAGCACGATGTCGTTCTGGTGGCGCTCGGCGTCCATCACGTCAGAGACGCCGGCCTGGCGGATCTGGGCGACGTCGACGGCGAAGCGCAGCGTCGGGTTGTAGCGCCCGCCCTCGGCCGGGTTCTCCTCGTCGTCCTCGTTCTCGATGACCCACAGCACGGGCACACCGATGGCTGTGGCGTAGGTGCGCCCGCCCTCGTCGAAGACCGACTCGAAGGTGCTGTGCTCGGCGTCGTACTCGTACCAGAGCACGCCCTCACCGAGGGTCTGTTGGTACCAGCCGAGCCCGAGACGACGGATCTCGGCCAGCTCGCGGCGTGTGTCCATCAGAGGCTCAGGCTCTCTTCCTGCCGGCGCAGGTACTCGACCGATCCGGCCTGCGACATCAGGTGGCGGAACTGGTCGCCCTTGAGGGCCTGGTTGAGGTTGGACATGTGTGCCGTCACACCGCTGAAGCGCATCAGCCCGAGGTTGCGCGCCGAGCGGGCAGCGTGCAGCGACGGCTCGTTGTAGACCGGCACCTGCTCGTGGGCTCGGGTGTAGGACGTCGCTGCCTCCCGCACCTGATCCATGTGCTCGTCGACGCTGACGCCGCGGTCGCGGGCGTTGGAGCGCATCTGCTCCATGTGCTCGCGCTCGTAGCCGTAGCGCTGGTTGAGGCTGCCCAGCTGGGAGCGGACCTTGGGCACGACGAACTCGGTGCCGAAACGCCCGCCTTCTTCGTTGAGGCGGTGGGTGAGGTCACCGATGTGCTCGGCGGAGTGCCCGAACAGCCCGCCGCCGGCGACTCGCTGCAGATCCAGCATGCGCTGCTCGGGGGCGCCACGCTGCACCGAGGCGGCGTGGTGCAGGACGTAGCGGTGCTCGTCGGTCGACATGTCGGCGACCTCGGTCGAACGGAACCCGGGCATGTTGGGAACGATCTGGTGCGGTGAGGCCTGGTGGCGCTCAGCGACGAGGGCCCGGAACTGAGGCGACACCAGCTCGTGGATCTGGGCCATCAGGCTCTCCCCTTCACCCGGAAGCCCGCCGGATCGGCGACAGCCTTCATCCAGCGAGGGACGTCCCAGATGTCGCTCGGCGTGCTCATGTGCTCGACCTCGTAGACCTGAGGCTCGCGCGGGTCGTCGGGGTTGCGCTTGCTGTGTCGACGAGCCGCAGCTCTGGCGATCGTGTGGGCCACGTCACGATCGGTCGTGGCGTAGGCGTGCGGCACCACGTCGTGCTCGACGTCGGTCGGGTTGACGACGTCACCCTCCTCGAACGCGTGCACCGTGCCGTGGAACAGCGCAGCGCTGAGGTGGTCGGTGGCGGCCATCAGCGCGGCCGTTGCTTGAGCAGGTCGCTGTGTGCCTGCTTGGCGGCGCGGCGCACGTGGGTCTTCATCTTCGCCGGCGTCACGCCGTGCATGACCTCGGAGCTGACCGTGCGGTAGTACGACCCGGTCGGGTCCTTCTCCTCGTGCGGGCCGTGCGTGGTGCGCACGATCCAGTCACTGCTGTTGACCTGTTCGGCCTGCGCCCGGATGGCAGTGGGCTCGTGCGGGAGGCGGTCGGTGAGGTTGACCTCGGCGTAGATGCTGGCGCGACCGTTGGTGTAGTTCCTCGACTGCTGCTCGTTGAGGTTGGCCTGGTCGGGGTGCAGCTTGCTCATGCTCTCATCCTACATCATCGTTGTAGGTCACGGCTCGACTGGTGGGTAGGCCTCGGGCGTCTCGGCGAAGCCGGTGACGACACGGGCCGGGACGAAGTCGGACGGCGGCGTGGTCGGCAGGTTGGTCGGGTTCGGCGGGAACAGCCGCAGCGGACGCGAGGCGTCGTCCCATTCACGAGACTTGTAGACGGGCACGAGCCGGCCGGTGGTGCGGCTGATCCGGCGGAGGTGGAACATCTCGGCCTTGTCCAGCCCGACGCCCAGCATCGATGCCTTCGTCTTGTACTTGTTGACGAGCCCGGACGGCGAGAAGAGGAGATCCTCCAGCTGGCGGTAGCGCTGGGTCGCCGGCACCGACACCGCCTCGGGCGTGGAGATGTCGATGTCGCGGGAGAACTCGATCAGCTGCGACCACAGGGCCTCGACGGCCGAGCCGAGGGCGATGGCGTCGGCCTCGACGTCGGGGACCTCGGACAACACGAACTCGGGGCGGTGGTACTGGTGCTCAGCGACGGTGTTCTCGACGAAGAACACGAGGTCCTCGTCGGTGACCCACGTGTAGTAGTAGCCCTCGACGTTGAGGTAGGTGTCGGGCGGGAAGCCACCGGTCACCGGCGCCGACAGGCGCAGCAGCCCGTTGCGCTCGTCGATCTGGAAGCCGAACGTCGTCGAGGTCGTGGCGCCGCTGGGGGCCCCCTCGTAGACCGTGCCGTTGCCGACGGCCCACACGTGGAGCCCGGCCGGCGAGACGTTGGGGTGCGGCAGCTGGAACGTGCGCGAGCCGTCCTGGCGCGACACCGTCGACTGGAAGAAGCGCTTGTGGTCGCGCATGTACGTGCGTGACGTGCCCATCAGAGACTCGATGCTGGGCATCAGGCGTACCCCCGTCGCTTCGGTCCGCCGAGCATGACCGTGGCTGCATCAGCGGTGAGGTGTCGGGCCTGCGACCGCTTGGTCGCCGGCGTGTCGCCGGGCAGCGGGTTGCGCGCCGCGAACCGTGCGCCCTCGGACGACAGCGCCGCGCTGTGAGAGAGGTTGGGGTGCCGTTCTACGGCCATACGCAGCATGGCGTCGGCCAGCCCCTTGCCCCGGTAGCCGCCCTTCACATCGACCTTGAGGATCTCCTTGTGGCCCTCGGGAGATCCGGTGCCACCGTTCCACACGCTGAGCGCCGCAGCGGGGGCCTTGGCGGCGCGCCCCCCGGGCAGGACCGAGTCGGGCTTGCCGATCTTGCGGGCGACGACGTTGCCGTAGCTCTCCTCCAGCTCGAAGCGGTGCTTGCTGCCGGGCGGCTGGTACATCTCGGCGCGCCCGTACTTCTGCTCGGCACCTGAGCGCTTGTCGCGCATGTCTCCGAACTGGCCGAAGCTGACGTGCTCGTGAGCGGGCATCAGTCCTCCCAGATGAAGAGCGCTGAGAACTGGTCGAGGTCGACCAGGCTGCGGGGGGTGCCGGCGGTGTCGACGACGGCGTCGATCGGGTCGTCATCGTCGCGGGCCGTGGCCGGCATCACGGACCCAGGTGTCGTCTGCCCCATCGCCCAGAAGCGTGTCTCGGGGGCAGCCATCAGAGCTTCACGTACAGGTTGACGGTGTGGGTCGGCTGGAACATCGAGATCGGGTCGTTGCTGCCGGCGTAGCCGAGCGTGATCCCGGTCTTGGAGGACTTGTCGAAGGTCGTCGGCTCGGTGTAGAGGTGCTCCAGCTTCGAGTCCGACGGCGATGGGTGACGGTTGTTGTGGTACTGCCACGGCATCATGTACACGTACGGCCCGGCCTGCGGGTGCTCGTGACCGGGGTCATTGACGTTGTGCTTGTGCGCCGGCAGCTGGTCCACGGTCAGCGTGATGCTCTGCTCGCCGATGGAGCCGAAGAGACCAAGCCCGGCGCCGGCGTAGGCCAGCGTCATCCCACGCAGGTCGGGCATGCGGACCTGACCACTCTGGGCCCCGTAGCGCGAACCGATCAGCGCCGCCAGCTCAGCGGTCGTGCCTGTGGTGTTGATCCACTGCCCGATCGGTGCGATGAACCCGGTCGGTGCCGCCGTGCCCAGCGAGTAGATGATCGAGCCAACCGGCATCGAGGACTCGGAGGGGTCGTAGACCCGGTACGAGTTCCAGTTGGCAGTGTCGCCGTCGGCGCCGGCCTTCTGCCAGATGCCGGTGCTCGACCCGCCGAGGCTGCGCGCGACGTAGATGTCGCCCTTGCGCCCGACGACACTGCCGTTGGGGTTCCCGATCCCGAACTTGAGGTTGTCGGCGTACAGCTGGCCCTCGCCGTTGATGTAGGCCAGCTCGTTACCGGCGCTGCCTTGCACCTGGAGGACCCTCTGCGCTGCGGCGTTGGACGACCGGCCGCGCAGGATGACCACGGCCAGCGCCTCGTCGGCGGCCCTGATCATCAGGCTCGTGGCCCACTCCATCGCGGAGTTGGTCATCCGCCGCAGCTTGGAGACGCCCCAGCTGTGGTCGCCTTCGGCGGTGACGTCGAAGGTCGCCCCGCTCGGAGCGTCGGTGTGCAGGAACGTGGTCCCGGAGGCGTCGTAGGTGCGCACGAAATTGGTCGGCATCGACGGCGACTTGGAGGCGACGTGGCCGCCGAGCACCGACGTCGAGCCGGACGGGACGTAGACCGACCCGAGCGGGCAGTAGGTGTCGAAGTCGAACGTCGTGTACAGAGCGTTGGCCGACGAGGCGCCGGCGATGTTGACCAGGGCGCCTTGGTTGGAGACGGCGATGATGTCGAAGCGGGGAGTCCCGCCACCGTCGGTGACGGCCACGGTGCCGGCGTTGAACCGCACCGGGGTGTCATTGATGATGGCGATGCCGGCGGAGACCTGCACCGACTTGCCGGGTGTCCCGAGCGCCGAGACGTCGCCACCGCTCAAGATCCCGGTGCGCCGGTTCCCGAGGGCCTGGAAGTCGAAGTCGTCGGGCTCAGCCTGGTCGAGGTAGGTGACCGTCGGAGCGTTGGGAACGCTGTACTTGGCCAACGCTCACTCTCCGCTCGGCTCGTCCGCCTTGGTGCCGTAGCCCTCGTTGACGACGAAGTCGGCGTCCTCGGGCAGTAGGTCCAGGGATTCGCCGGCCTGCAGGGCGTAGGAAGCCCCCGACGGCAGGGTCAAGGTGGCCATCTGCGTGACGGTCACCCGCTCGGTCCCCCGCGGTCGTTCGCTGTCGGTGGCCTCCTCAGCGGTCGCCTGCGGCGGGTCGACCACGGGGGCGTTGGGGTCAACGCCGGCGGCCTCTGGCACTTCGTCGGTCCTCTTGGTCGCCATCGGGGGGGTCCTCTCAGATCGGGATGTCGGAGAGCTGATCGACCAGGAGGCCGCGCTCGTACAGGTAGCGGTGGATCGAGGACGGCACCTGGTAGCGCCGGTTCTTCTTCAGCTCGATCGGGCGGTTGGTGTCGCCGTAGTAGATCGGCCCGACGTCGGTGTGCACACGAACGGTGTGCGTCTCCGCCTCCGGGTCGAGGGTCTCGACGCCGAGGTCGATGATCTGGTCGACGGTCTCGACCTGTTCGAGTACGTGGCGACGGGTGGCGTAGTCGGTCTTGGTCAGCTGATCACCGTGCTCCAGCTCGGGGAAGGAGATGTCGTCGCCGGCGGGGTCGTAGTCGTCGACCTCGACGAGGAGCGGGTCGACCTCTTCGGTGACCTCGGTGATCTGGTTCGCTGGCTTGGGGTTCGTGGCCATGGCAGTGTCCTTGTGGTTGTCGTATGGGGCGGAGCGTGGGAGGACCCCGAAGGGCCCTCCCCGCTCAGTTGCTTGCGTCGCTCAGTTCGTGACCAGCGACACGACGGCCTGCGGCGTGATCGCACCGAAGCCGTAGATCGAGTACCACGCCAGGGCGTGCTCACGACCGAAGTCCAAGACGCCGCCGTCGCGCAGCTCGACGGGCAGCGAGATCGCATGACCGAAGGCGTTGTCGCCGATCATGATCCCGTAGTACTCGTCGGTGCCGACGCCGACCGAGGTCTTCTTGACCTGCGTGGTCTCGATGAACACAACGTCGTTGAGTCGACCGATCTCGCCGAGCATGAAGTTGCCGGGAGCGGCGTACTTCGAGACCTCGATGAACTCGGGCGTGTCGCGCAGTGCACGGGACTGGTGCGGGTGGATGAAGGCGACGTACGTCTCGCCGAGGCGGGGGATGTTCAGCGAGCTGAGCATCTCGACGCCGTCCTTGATCGTGTACGGCGTGAAGCGGAACGGGTCGGCGGCGAGCGCCGCTTCGACGGCCGCCTGCGTGGCCGCCTTCGTGCCGCCCTCGTACTGGCCGTAGCCGACGGTGATCGAGGCCGGCTTCTGGTAGCCGAAGGCCACGTTGCCCGCCGCGCTGAGCAGCGTGTTGCGGGCCTGGATGTCCATCGACTGGGCCATGTGGCGACCGAGGAGCCGGGAGCCCGACGCCATGATGTCGTCGAAGCTCGCATGGAGCAACAGCTCCGACACGGCGATCGCGTAGCCCTGCTCACCGACGCTGATGCGGTACTGGAAGGCCGACAGGGCCTTCGTGGTCATGCGCACACCTTCGGTGAGTGCCGAGCCAGCAACCTGGTCCACGGGGAGGTTGTTGTACTTCATGAAGTTGACCGTGAGTCCGGGCTGGACCCCCAGCTCGGTCTTCTTCACGGCGAACTGCTCGAAGCGCAGGATCGGCATGGCCTCGAAGAGGATCTCCTTCGACCAGATGGCCTGGATCGCCGGCGTCATTGCCGTTGAACCGGTGATGGCGGTGCCTTGCGGATAGCCCTCCGTCACGAGCCCGCTCGGGGCTGGTGCGGTCTGGACGCCGAGGAAGGCACCTCCAGTGGGGACGGCAGCGGGGTTGTTGCCCCCGGCGACGCCGGAGTACAGGTTCCCAGTGCCCGAGACGGCACCCGAGATGTCGGGCATTGGCTCCTCCTATGGAGTGATGGTGCTAGCGCCCGTAGAACTGGCGCTTAGCTGCTTCGCGGAGTTGAGCCTGATGCTGTGCGTATACCTGCGGGCTCATGGCCCGGATCTGTTCGGCGGTGAAGGTCTGGTGCTGTGGAACTGCGTCCTGCGGCCCACCCATCGGGGCGGTGACACCGGCGCCTCTCATTCCGGTGAAGTTCTGCTGCTGGACGGCTTGAACGTCATTGACGATGGAGTTTGTACGCTCCACCATCGCGACGATAGCCGCGTCGATCTCCTCCGGGCTGTTGCCCGTCACGAAGTCGAGCAGCTGCGGCATGATCTGCGATCCGTACTCGCGCAACTTGTCCGAGCGGTACTGCACGAGGGCGCCGAGACGGCGCTCCTGCTCCAACATCGCTTCGGCCTGCTGACGCTCTTCCTCCAGCTGCTGGAAGCGCTGCTGTGTCGTCTGCTCCATCGTCTCCAGGCGAGTACGGAGGTCCATCTCCTCCAGCTCTTTCGCCTGGCGCGCTTCCTCGGCGGCCTGCTCGGCGGCACGCTGCGCGTCGATGGCTGCTTGGCGCTCGGAGGCCAGCGTGTCGAACTGCTGCTCCATCGCCTGTAGCCGGTTGTAGAGCTTGGACTTCTCCTGCTCACGCGCTGCTTCGAGGTCGGCGGCCGTGAACTGGACGCCGCTGTTGCCGTTGCCGTTGGTCGGCGCCGTCGGAGCGATCGGGGCCTGGCCGGTGCTCGTGCGCCGCCGGGTGATCTCCGGCTGCTCGACGTTGGCGATGAACCCGTCGCCGGACTCACCCGACACGATGGGCGCGTTGGCGGGAGCGGCGTTGGGATCAACGGTGATGGTGTTCGGGTCGTTGGTGGGAGCGTTCGACATGGTGGTGGGTGTCCTGTGTGAGCGTGCGGCCTACTCGGCCTTGGTGTTCTCTGGGTTGCGGTACTGGGCCAACTTGCCTCCGTAGGCCCGGTTGACGAGATCGGCGGCCATGGCCTGGATCTCGGGGGTGACCATCGGGCCGGGGAGGGAGGGCCCGGCCTGGGCAGTGGACGTGACCTCGCCCTCGGCGACGATGCCGCCTTCGGGGTCGCCGGGGATCACGCCGGTGACGAGCTGCACGGCAGCGGCAATGGCGCTGGTGAGCATCGACAGTGCGCCGGCGTCCTTGGCGTCTTCGACCTGCTCGGCAGCGATCTCGTCGAGCTTCTCGCGCGGCATGTCCTCGCCCAGGTCGCGCAGCGCGCCCTCCTTGGACTCCAGCCCGAGGCCCATCTTCGCCTGGATCTCGTTGAGCTTGACGAGGATGTCGACGGGCAGCGGTGGCGGCCAGTGGATCGAGGTCTCGTAGGTGTTGGGGTCGGACGGGTCCAGCACCAGTGGCTGGCCGGCCGCGGGCATCGCCGACTCCATCGGGTCGAACTGCAGCGCTGCCGGCTCCTTCTGAGCCAGCGTCAGGATGATCAGTTCATTGACCTTGCGGAACAGCTTCGACAGGTTCGTGATCTTGCGGTCGTAGCGGTTCATCAACGGCTGGTACTGGATGTGCAGTGCCACACCGCTGGTGTTGGAAATGGGCTGCATCTGACCAAGCGCCTGCTCCGGCACGCCGGTCATCTCGTGCATCGCACGCTTGATGTAGTCCATGTAAGCGAGCGGGCCGTTCAGCTCGACCAACCCCTGGAGGTTGGTCATCGATGCTTCCTTCGGCAGCGTGATGACGCGACTGGCGCCCTTCTCGATGTTGGCCAGCTTGGCGCCGGTCACGACGGTGAGCGGAGCAGCGTGGTAGTTGATGATGTCGCTGACTTCGAGTGCCTTCTCGTTCAGCTCCCGGTTGAGGGGTATGACACTGTCGATGTCAGGAAGTCCCCATGGTGATCCAGGCACAACGATGTTGGGTTGATAGGCAATGGGGATGACGCCGAGCGGGTTCGGGCGCGCATCGATCAGGCGGTCGTTGACGAACTCCTGGATCTCAACATCGGTGATCAATTCGGTGTAGGTGTAGACCTGCCGCTCCCCGGTCGGTGCCGTGTTCCAGAAGCGGTACTTCATCTTGAAGCTGATCATCCGCTGGCGGTCGTGTGGGTGCCACTGCGGGAAGCACTGCGCAGCGTTGAGCGGGATGATCCGACAGCGCCCCGGGTGAAGCCGGCCGGCGGGATCGATGAAGGGGTCCTCGTAGGCGACCTTGACGAACATGTCGCCGGTGACACCGCCGTGCACACCGATCTCCCAGAGCACACTGTCCTTGTCGTTGTCCTGCTCCCAGACCCGGTTCAGGGCCGGCAGGATGATCGACTGCGTCGCCGTCGGGCAGCGGAAGCCGATGCCCTTGCCGAGGGTGAAGCTCGTGATGTAGTCGGAGAGCGCCCGGACGTAGTTGAAGCTGAACTGCGGCTCACCGATCTCGCGCATGTGACTCTGCATGTGCCCGAGGTAGTGGGCCCAGTACAGGGCGTAGCGCGACAGCCGCGGTCCCTGGACCTCGAACTCTTCATCGCTGAGTTCGACCAGGCCCAGCGGTGAGACCTGGACGGTGAGGTCCCCGGAAGCTGCCCGGTAGCTGGGCGGATGGAAGGTCAGCACGCGCTCGGAAGCCTAAGTCAGGGGGCGTTTGTCACGCTTGACATCGGCGCTTCACACACCGACGGTGTCACCCGAACTGGGCGCCAAGGACCGGACGTCGCTTGGCGTGACGCATCGACTCCTTGGCCGTCATCGCCGGCGCTGCCGTCGAGGGGTGCACGGTTGACCCGCCGCGCGTGACCACGGTGACGCTGTCGGTGTCGAGCGGGTTGTCGTAGCCGCGCGAGAACAGCCCGGGCACCTCAGGCCGCGACGCCGGGGCCGTCGTCGAGGGGCGGAACTCCTTCTCGCCAGCCAGCGTGCCGGACGTGAGACGCGAGATCCGAGAGCCGGCGGTGCCGGCGTTGCCCTTGACCTCGGCGCTCTCGTCGACCATCTTCTGCACCGACGCAGCGACCTGGCCGCGACCGTGCACCCAGGTCATCTCCTGCAGCATCACGGGCGGGATGTTGGTCTGGCTCTCGGGCTCGCGGGCCTTGACGGCGCCCTGCTGGACGGCGGCCAGCGCCGCCATGCCCCAGGCCGCACCGCCGGTCATCTCCTTGCCGCCGGCGGCCTTGGCCGCAGCGGGCGGCATGAACGTCGCGCCCTCCATGGAGCTGTGGGTGGTGGCGGTCTGCGAGCCGGCCATCTTCGCCGGCGACGGGGAGCCGGGCAGGTCGTGCATCTCCTGGCCCGACAGCAGCCCGGACATCCAGGTGTCGGGCACGGCCATGCCCTTCCCGCCGAGGATCTTGTGGTGGTGGGCAGGATCGGTCGGGTCGTCGCCGCCCTTCGCCAGCCCGTAGAGGTCGACGCGGTCGGTCACGCCGCGCACCGTCTCGGAGCCGGTGCGGCCCTCGGAGATGTCCAGCTCCCGGCCCTGGCGCACCTTGCGCGCCTCGTCCTGGTCGCCGAAGCGCATCTCGTACTCGTGGTGCAGCGGTGTGTCGGGCTCCGACGCCTTGATCACGTTCGTGTAGAGGTGGACCTTGGCTGCCTTCATGTTCGACACAGCGTTGTAGTCAGGGTCGCCCACCGTCTTGAAGCCCTCACGACGGTTGGTCCCGGCGTTGCGGAAGCCAGCGAGATCGAAGTCGGCAGCGTGGGAGACGTTGCCGACGTTGGCCGACGACGTGACCACCTGCATGTCCTCGGGCGTCATCGACGAGATCGTCCGGCGCGCCCCGGACTGCATCACCAGGCGGGACTCCTCGCCCTCCTTGGCCGGAGCGTGGATGTCGCTGGTGGCGGTGACCTGGCGGCGGTTCTTGACGGCGTCGGCCATCGCCGACACGGCACGGAACTCACTGTCGGGGTCGTTCTGCGGGCTCATCGCACCGCTGGCGTCGATCAGCTTGCCGGGGTCCATGCCGTGCTGGCCGGCCACGCCGGCGAGGCGCCGGTGGTGCCCGAAGTACCACGCCGGGTCGGGGCGGTTGCCGGTGTCGCCCATCATCCGGTCCCAGTGGGTGGCGACGTTGCTCGCTGCCTTCTCGACGGTGACGGTGGTGTCCTTCAGCCGGTTGATGACGCCGGGCTCCAGCGCCGTCTTGCGGCCCTTGGCGGCGAGCGCGGACTCGCGCGTCTTCCAGCCCGACATCGACGCCTTGAACCCGGCCCGCACGGCGCGCTGGCTGGTCGGCGACATCTCGTGCAGCATCGGTGGCATCGCCCGCTCACCGGTGCCGTAGGCGACCTCGGCCGGCGAAGGCTGCGGCTTGGCCTTGGTCTTGGTGGCCTTC